AACGGCAAGACAGAGTTAGGAGCCGGACTAATGGCGTATACGGCTATTGACGGCGGCGGCAAAGATGGCGGGCAGATATATAGTGCGGCCACAAAAAAGGACCAGGCAAAACTATCCTTTATCGCGGCTCAAAAAATGTGCAGGCATCTTGTATCTGAAGGGTATCAATGGGCCAGCCAACTTAGAGTGATGCAGAATGTTATCACCTATGGAGACGCGAGAATGATGGCCGTTTCCAGTGATAAGGATGGTATCGAAGGCGTAAACCCTACCTTTGCCCTTATTGATGAATACCATGTGCACCCCACATCTGAACTAAAGGATAATCTCGAAAGCGCGACCGTTGCGCAGTTATCCGCGATGCTCCTAATCATCACCACGGCAGGAAGTAGTATAAATGGGCCTTGTTATCAGGAGCGCGAAACGGCAACCAAGATTTTACAGGGCATAATAAACGATGAGCGTTTCTTTTCACTTATTTACGGTCTTGACGAGGGCGACGATTTCAACGATCAGTCATTGTGGAAAAAGGCAATCCCGAATTTAGACGTATCGGTTTACAAGGATAACATTGAATCAGCACTACAAAGGGCATTGCAGGAGGGCGCGGTAAAACGTGCGGACGTGCTTACAAAGCACTTTGGAATCTGGCAAAATTCGGCATCGACTTGGATACCTGATGAAAAATACCAGTCGTGCGCAGCCTCATTTGATATGTCAGATATGGAGGGCCGCGACTGTTACGCAGGGGTAGACTTTGCAGCGGTTAATGACTTCAATGCGGTATCGTTCTTTTTCCCGGCACGGCATCACATGGAAAAGCCGCGACTATATCGAATAATTTGGCTGACTGAGGAAAGCGCCAAAGCCCGCCATGCTAAAAATCCATCATTTGTAAATTGGGAAGATGAGGGCCATGTGATTATAACACATGGAGACGTGGCTGATTATGACCGTATGTATGCTGACATTATAGAGGCTTCAAATTTTTTCAATATTAAGACAATGGGATTTGACCGGGCATACGCCGCGTATCTAATTCCTAAACTTGTTGATTATGGTATGGAATGTGTAGCGTTTCAGCAAAACCTAATGGCAATCAGTCCGCCCACAAAGGAAATAGAGCGCCTTATCCTATCCGGCGAAATCGAACACGACGGCAACCCGTGTTTGCGCTGGATGTATTCTAATGTCGAACTATACCGGGACAACAACGATAACTACCGACCAATTAAGGGCAAGTCCAAAGAAAAGAAAATTGACGGCGTGATCGCTGATATTATTGCTGTGGGCATTTGGAAAAATGCAATGGCGCAACCAATAATTAGAAGTTCGTATATAGATGGATAAGCAGCCAATTAGGACACACAAAGCATACATGGAGCGTTTCCATTATTATTTGGGCGAGATTGGCCCCGTAAAAGGCGCGGCGCTGTCTGCATGGGAGGCAGTAGAGGCCGATTTAAGGGCGGAGGGATTTTGTCGTTTCGATTCTTTCCAGTCGTTCCGGTCAAATATCAAGCATTATAAGCGAGGCGCAGGCCGTGAATGTATCAGGCTGACCACGATATATTAATACAGTATGCATGTTTGCGGCGTACAATTTGTAGAAATTTACAGATAATTTCCAAATTGTACGGGGTTTTGACCATTATTCAGCGATTAAAACGGTTTTGGAGTGGCGAAAGTGCGGGAATTGCCGCAAAACAGCTTGATTCGAGTGCCGAAAAGCGCTCTGTGCCGTCAAATACCTCTGAATATTGGCCTTCGATCTTTGGTTATACCGGGCTTTCCGGGGCCACGGTCAACACGGATACAATTTTAGGTATCCCGCCCGCATTTTCTGCAATTCGCCACATTTCCGAATCCATTGCCTCCTTTGAATGGGGTGTGTTCCAGCAACAGCCGGACGGCGATGTAATTCAGGATTATACACACGACATTGCAATTTATCTTTCCGGTCGCGTCGCTCCAAATTATACCTATTTCGATTTTATGCAGGCGCTTATGGCTAACGCTCTTTTGGGCGGCGGCTATGCACTTATAACGCGCGATCAACAGACAATGCGTCCTGTTAGGCTTGACCTGATACCCCGCGAACTTGTAGGTATTCAGTACGACCAAAACGGAGAGTTATACTACATGATTTCCGGCGCGATTGGAAACACGTCGTACCATATTAATGCCTACCAGTCCGATGTTATCCATATCAAGGGCATCACAATGGATGGGGTTAATGGAAAGCACGTTGAACTTATCCACCGGGAGACATTTTCGGGCGGCATATCAGCGCAGGACTATATGTCGGCAACGTTCGGCAACAAGGCATTTATTGGCGGTATCATTGAATATCCTAATCAGGTGTCAGCTACAGACCGAAAGAAAATGGAAGAGAACCTGACCGCTTCCTATTCGGGCGCAAAAAATGCGGGCGGGTTAATGGTGCTGGACGCGGGCAATAAATTTGTAAAAACACAAATGTCTCCGGTTGAGGCGGGTGTGATTGACTTTACAAAATTGAACGCCTTGCAGGTCAGCCAGATTTTTAAAATCCCGCCGCACAAACTTGCACAACTTGACCGATCTACTTTTTCCAATATCGAACAACAGGCTTTTGAGTATGTGCATGACTGCCTAAAGCCGTGGTGTGTCAAAATTCAGCAGGAGTTTTCAAGTAAGTTGTTTTACGAGCGCGAAAAGAAAGCCCGCAAACGGTTTTTCCAGATTGACTATTCCAGCGCAATGATGGGAGATATGGAGGCGCAAAGCAAGTTCTTTTCCTCTATGGTTTCGGGCGGAATAATGACGCCAAATGAAGCCAGAAAGCGCCTGAAATTAAACAAGGTAAAAGGCGGAGACGATTTATTTATAGGCCAAAACATGGCTCCAATGAATACGCTTTCCGACCTGTTAACAGCAAAATCACAAGCGCCGGCCAAACAACCGGCAGGACAAAATAAAACAGATAATGTCAACCAGGCAGCCGCAACGCAAGTTTGAACGCAGGTTCTTTTCAGGGCCGATTGAAGTGCGAATGGATGGAACCGAACAGGAAAATCGCCTGATAGAAGGGTATGCGCTTCTGTTCAATACGCCTTATGATATTGGCGAAGATCGTATCGAGGAAATTGCGTCCGGTTCGCTGGACGGGGCCGACATGTCTGATGTGGTAGCCCTATTTAACCACGATGTAAACATTCCGCTTGCGCGTAATTCATCCGGCACACTTACGCTATCAGTTGACGAGCGAGGGTTGAAATATGCCTTCAATGCGCCGATTTCTCCCAATGGTGACAATGTACTGGAGGCGGTTAAGAGCCGCACGGTAAAGCAAAGTTCTTTTGGTTTTGAGTGCGACGAGGCCGACTATACAATACAGGAAGGCAAGCGGCACCGGCGTATTACCAAATTCAAAAAAATATGGGACGTGTCCCCTGTTACTTTCCCGGCAAGCCCGGAAACGGAGGTTGATTCACGGGGTATGTCACCGGACGAGGCTAGTAATGGCGCATGGGATAAACTGGAAATGAGCATGGAAAACGAAAAAATCACAGCATTAAGGAGCGCAGAGGTGCGCGTAATTCTTGCGAGTTATCCACAACAAAACACACAAATATGAACTTGCAGCAGCAGCTAAAAGCGGCAAAAGAAGAGCGCTCCAGCAAACTGGAGGCTGTTCGCTCCTTCTCAAAAAAGATTGAAGAAAAAACATGGGCAGAGGCTACCGACGGCCCCGCCCTTGAGACAGCAAAAACCGCGTTGGAAGGCGCAGAATCCGAAGTTCGCAGAATCGAGGATCTGTTAGCAATCGAAACCCGCGCGGGCGGATGGGTAAGTGATCCTACACAAAACGTAGCGCCAAACTATATCCCACAAATCAAGCCCGATACGGAGGAGCAAAAGCGAAAAGACTTCCGTCTGCATAAAGCCGCGCACGATGTTGCGTATGGCAAACCGCTTACCGGATTGGAGGCAGAAATGATGCAGGAGGCTACAAAAGAAATGCGGGCGACCGGCTTCCAAATGGAAGGCAATTTGCAGATCCCGCAATTCCTGATGTACCAGCAACCTTCGGGCATTGAAAAGCGCGATTTGACAGCAGGCACAACCACCACCGGCGGCTACACTATCCAAACGGATGTACAAACGCTGATTCCATTTCTTTACCCAAATTTGGCGGTGAAAGATCTGGGCGCTACCTATATGACTGGCCTCACCGGGAACCTGTCATTCCCGCGCAACGACGCAAAGGCTACCGCTGTTTGGGCATCGTCTGAAAATGTTACTTCAACCGAAACTACGCCAACATTTGACGCGCTGAGCATGTCGCCAAAGCGCGTAACAGCAACAACTGACGTGTCCCGCCAAATGATGCTGCAAACCACAATCCAGGCAGAGAACTTCACCCGGATGCAATTGAACCGGGCGGTTGATATTCTACTCGAAACGGCAGCGTTAACCGGCACCGGCTCCAGTGGCCAACCAACCGGCCTTTATACCGCGTCCGGCACAAATGACATCACTATCGGCACAAACGGAGGCCCGCTTACGTGGGCGCTTACTACGCAGTTTGAAAGCGAGTGCGCTATTGACGATGCGCTGTTGAGTAACCTCGGATACCTGACGCACCCGGCAGTCGCTAACCTGATGAAAAACCTAAAACGCGATGTTGCGGGTAACGGATTCATCTGGGAAGGGCCAAACAAGGGCGCAGCAAGCGTAAATGGATACAATGCCCGCACGTCTACGCTGTCGCCTTCCGGCCTGACGAAAGGATCTTCTTCTTCCTGCTACGGTATGATTTTCGGCAATTGGGCCGAACTGATGATCGGACAGTGGGGCGGTATTGATATTATGGTAAACCCATACACCAAGTCGAAAGAGGCTTTGGTAGAGTTCACCATTCACGCATGGTATGACCTCGGAATCCGACACGCAGTTTCATTCTGCAAGTGCGACGAAATCACCCTTTCCTAATCAATAAACCTGTAAAAAATGATAGAGGTACTTTTCACACAATCAGGCGTAGCGTACGGGTACGGATACAGCGCGGGCGAATTTGGTTTTGTAAAGCCAGACGACGCCGACCGTCTTGAAAAACTGAACGTTATCCGCAAGCAAAAACACCCAGCGGAAACACGCGAAACGGCATCAAAAAAACAGCCTGAAACTACATAGGAAATGTACGTAGTAACCACAGGGCCAACTCAACGGCCTATCACATTAGCAGAAGCAAAAACTTGGGTTGCGGTTGATACCGTCGACACAGACGCGCTTATTGAAATGCTGATTGATAGCGCCACGGAACAGGTAGAAAACCTAACTGAGTTGGCCCTGGGTTCGCG